CATGAGCCTCGACCGGGATCCGCGCGCCAGGCGCAAAGCGATGCCCCTCACTCTCGAACCACCGCCGCACGGTTTCCCAATCGGCGCGGACCTGTTCAGGAGCATCGGCGGCGAGCGCGTCGGCCCGCAATTCTTCCAGCCAGAGGTGGCCGGATTCATGCAGAAGCGACGAAAGGTCATGCCCCTCGAACAGGCGGATCACCGCCCGGCCATCGCGCTGAAAATCGATCCGGGCGCGCGGTTTCGACTCCCCGCCCTGGAACAGGGAGAAGCCAGCCTTTGCCGCTTCCGCCATTTTCGGGGTGACATCGAAGCCCCACTGTTCGGTGGTTGCCGCTTCGCGCATCGCAGCCGCGCCCCGTTCGGCACTGTTCGCGTCACCATAGAGCCGCTCGGCCCGGCGATCATCGACCCCCGCCAGCGCGTCCGCATCACGGCGAGCGACCTCGGCATCGGCCAGCATCTGATCCGCACGGGGAGTCGGATCAACGACCGACACCCGCGACACTTTAGCTCCATATTTCTTGATTAGGTTGTTTGCGATGTTGACGAGGTTACGGTCGTAGAACGCCCGCATGCCTTCACCGCCGACGCGCAGGTCCTCCTCGCCTTCGATGGAGAAGAACTGCCCCCCAGCGCCCTCCGCTCCCTCCGCCAGTTTCGCGCCGATCTCCCGACCGAACGCGACATCAAGCTGCTCGCGGGTCATGTGCATGTCGCCGCGCGAACCGCGCGTCGCCATGCCATTGTCGAGGATCGAACGGGCGGCGGCGGTCTTTTCGACGATCAGGTCGAAGCCCCCATCGGGCGCGACGGCGGCGCGAACAAACCCCACCGCCTCGGAGAGCGAATAGCGTTCAGCCTGTTGATCGCCGGTCGTCCAGGCGACCGACGCGTAGCCATTGTCAGCCGCCCAGCGAATTACGCGCTTCATGACGAGCGCGGGCCAGGTGGTCTTAAACGGAGCGTCGGGGATGCCGCCGCCTTCCAGCGCGTTGCGGTAAGCAACCTCCGCCTCGGTGACACGCAGGTTTGCCGTGCGCAGATCGGCCACCACCTTATCCGCCTCGGCGCGGATATCGTTCGAGAATCCTTCACCGTCCATGTCCCGCACGACGCGCAGCCGCAGCGCGACCTCGGCATAGGACGCCCGTTCATCCAGCGGCTGGTCCTTGAGGACAAACCCATCGAAGCCGCGCTCAGGCGCGGGAGGCTCATCAGCCGGCAGCAGGTCCAGCCGCGCGCCGAGAGCGATAGCTCGCTCCTGCGCCGCGCGCTGGTTCGCGACAGCTTGCTCCACAGCCTCGCTTGCGCGGGCCAGCTCTTCCGGGCGCGGAATGGCGTAGCCTTGATCGCGCCCCTTTTGATGCCAGTCGGACTGCACCTCCTCAACGAACAGGACCGGGCGACCTTCCGCATCCCGCTTCCCTTGGAAGCGGACATGCGCGACGACGCCGGGCTGATCCCAATGGGTGTCCGGGGCTTTCTTCGGATTGCGGCCCTGCCCGAGCGGCAGGGTGATCAGCAACTCGCGGTAGGTTTCCGTCGCCTCCCCGGTCGAGGTGTATTCAGCGAACTGCGTTACCGCACCGACATTGAGCTTTGCCTCCGCTTCGAAGTCCTCGACATCCCGCATATCGCGGACATCGCTCTCGATCCGCCGCCGCTGGTCGCGTTCCCATTCCCGCTCGGCATCCGCTTCCGCGTCCGCGCGCGCCTCCTCGGCTTCCGCAAGGGTTTCATAGGTCCAGCCGTCGAAAACGAAGCCGTCCTCGGTTTCTTCGACCGTTTCCCAGAGGCCAGGAAACATATCATCGGCGTCGCTGAGGATCTGCAGCGTGTGCCGTTCGACCCAAGCATCATACAGCCGCTCCGCTTCCCGCTCGACCGCGCGAGCATCATAGCTGCCCAGGACGATCTCGCTGACACGGATCCCGCCAGAGCGGACGAACTGCTCGATGTCGGTTCGCGACACCGCGCCCGGCTGTTCATCGAGCCACTCGATCAGGCCGGACCATTCGACCTCTTCCGCCTTCACCCCCGGCGCATTCAGGATGGTGGCTTTCCATTGCTCCGCCGACGCCTTGGCGGTCTTGGACGTTGCGACCGTCTGGAGCAGCGCCGAGTAGAAAGGGGGATGTTCCGGCTGCGATTGATAGAAGGAGACGGTCCCATCGTCCGGCCCCATGCGACGGTCGACCAGGTCGGCAATCGCCTCCGGCAGCAGGAGATACTCCTCATCGAACCGCGCCCCCTGATAGCCCATATCAGCCAGCACAGGGGCAACGAACGACGAGTCGGCCCACAGCTCATAGAAGTCCGAAAAGGCGTCCGCGTCCCCGCGTTCAAGCGCCTCGGCAAATTCGACATCTTCGGGATAGGTGCGCCGGGCCACCGCCGCCGCGAACGCTCGCCCAGCTGCCCCGCCCTCGCCGCCGCGCCCAGCGCCGATATCGACGATCAGGTCCGCCGTTTCCTGCGGGACCCAGAACGTGTAGCGCCATGGCCCGAAGTCGGATCCCATTGCATCGGAAAACTCAGCGGTCCCGAAATAGTTTGCCATCATGCCCTGAGGCCGGCCACGCGGCAGACCTTGCGGCCCGTTGTGGTGCAGGACGATATCCGACATGCCGGGGGGAGGCTCATCCCATGCGCGCATCTGTTCGAAGGTTCGCGACACCGGCCCGCCGCGCACCTCATTCACCGCCGCGCGGATCGCTTCCAGCGGAGCCTCGTCAGGGTCGATGCCCCGCAATTCGAGATAGGAGCGAAGCTCGGCGGCATCGCCGCGCAGCTTCGCGTCTGTGGCGATCCCGCCATCCCGCATCATCTCGGCGGCATAGACAGGATCCCCGCGCAACTCGCGATCAATCGCGTCGAGCAGAACGTCCACCCCAGCCAGCTGGTCATAGCCGCCCGAGCGGTCGAGCAACTCGGGGAAGTAGCCCGCGTCGATTGCGTCTTGCAGCAGAATGTCGGGCGAATTGGCGGACGACCCGCGCGAGCCGAGCATATCGCCCTGCTCGGTCGACGTCTCCTTGATCAGCTTACGCCGGAACGGCGCACCCAGATGCCAGCGCGCGCCGCCCATGCTGGCGATATCGCCGCCGCGATCTTCGATCCCGCCGCGCAGCGATATCCACTCCAGCAGCGAAGGCCCGCGCAACGTCGCCTCAGACGCCGCTGCCTTTTCCCGGCGCATGACGTTCACCAGGCGGTCCAATTCATCCGCCTGCTCATACGGGCGGAGCGCTTCCGGAAGATCGGTCACGATCCCCGCAACAGAGTCGTTGAACAGGGTCCACGCATCAGTGCCGCGCTGCGCGGCCCGAGCGGCGTAGCGCGCCGCATACAGGTCGGCATAGGCCCGAGCAGCGTTTAGCGACTTCCCCGACTGCCGGGCTTGCGACAGGACCTCATCATAGACCCGCTGGGCCGGGGCTTGCTGTTCGCGCAGGGCGCGGTCGAAGTCCGCAGCCTCCTGCCCGCGTTGCTCCATGATGGCCGCGTAGGACTGCTCAATCGAGCGCGCCTCGGCCAGCGACATGCCGCCAGGCGAAAGCCGCACCGAATCGCGCCACGTTTCCCACCGATTGCCCTGCGAGAAATGCGATACCGCCTGCCCGATTGGCACGACGACATCGCCCCCGATTGCCGAGGCTTGGTCGATTTGTTCGGCAAACTGGCTCCAGAACGGATCGGCTCGATAATCGCGCCCCTCCCCCTGAAAGAAGGACTGCACCGCATCGGCAGGAACAAAGACGTTCTCGACCGGGGTGCCTTCCGCCTGCGCCTGCACGAACTGCGCGAACCCTTCCGGATCCCGCTTTGCCAGCTTCGACTCCATCCCCAGACCAACAGCCTGATCGATGAACTTTGCGCCGGCCAGCGCTTCCAGTCGCTCGGAAACCTCCTTGCGGTCGCGGCGAAACGCCCGCGCCACGCCGGACGCGCCAGTGATCGCGCCGCCAGCGATGACCGTTGCGACAGCAGTGTCGAACGCGGCGCGCGGGCGTTCAGCCCAATAGTCCGCCCAGGTCTTGTTAGGATTTGCGATGGCAGTGTCGACCGCATCCTGCCCGAGCGTTGCCAGCTGCTCGGTCCCCATCTCGCGAACGAGATAGCCGCCCAGAAACGCGCCGATTCCCTCCTTGCCAAAGCGGCTGGTCAGGAAGCCGAGCGGGAGCGCCTCGGTGACGCCTTCGATTGCGCCCTCGGCCACGCCGCCGACCAGCGCCTCGTTGCGCGTTGCGCCGCGCGTGCGATACTTGCCGTAGGCGCTCGAACCGGTCTGCGCGGCGATCAGGGTGAGCAGGCTCACGCCATCGGTGAACGGAGCAGCCAGCAGCGCTGGAGCCATCTGGGCCAGCGAGGACAACCCCCCATAAACCGCCTGCCCGGTGGGAGACGCGATGACCGGACGGTTTGCCAAGGCGCGCTCCCGTCCGCGCTCCGCCGCATCCTGATAATACCGGAACACCCCGTCGCTGCCCTTTGCGTTCGGGTCGATGATGTTCGGATTGTCAGGCGACCCCGCGCCCATGGCATCCAGCAGATAGAGCGCGGTGCCATAATAGGACTGCTTGAAGCCTTCGACCGTATCCGTGGCCAGCCCCGACCACCAGCTGCCAAACGACGAGCCGGGGCGGCGGCGGTCGATGTCCGCCAGGCGCATAGCCTCCCGCGATGCCGTCCCGCGCAGATCTTCAATCAGCTGCTGGCCCGAGCGCGGGCGGAACGCTTGCTCCCGCAATTCACGAACGAACGCCGGCCGCGTCGCGCCGGGCAGCGAGTCGGACGCCGCAGGACCGAACCACATCGAGAACGCGCCGAGCGGCTCGATGTCATCGACCGCCGCCGCCGCGTTACGCGGCTGGGCGAGCCACGGCTGCAGCTTCGGGGCAGCGCCGATGATCTGGCCGGCACGACGCGCGCGCTGCTCCGCTTCGAAGCGCGGCAGGTTGCGCTGCACAGTCTCGGGCGGCACCGACATGCCCCCCATCGCCCCGGTCGCGCGCGCGATCTCGTTTGCCCGCGCAGCCTCCTCCGCCCGCCGACGCTGGGAGTCGAACACGCGATAGGCGATCCGCGCCTCCTCCTCCGCGCGCGAGGTTTGAGTACCGACCTGCTCGATGGCATCAGACAGCCAGTCCTGTTTCACCGGCCACCTCGCGGGCCGAGCAGGTAGATGCGGTTAATTTCAGCGTTGCTCGGCTCCCGCCCGAACCGCGCCCGGTATTGCGAGATGATCGCGCTGCGCGCCGCATTCGGAATGTTATAGCTTCGACCGACCACAGCCGCCCCTCCCTCGACTTCGAATGCATACCCGAGCTCGCGCCGTTCACGCCCCTGCTCATAGACCTTGAGCAGCTGCCGGTCGGCGATGGCCGCGATGGTATCATCATCCGGCAGCTTGCCGGGGTTCGCCTTTTGCCAGATTGCAATGTCCGCCGCGACCGCAGACCGGAACTTACCGACGCGCTGGGCATATGCCTGCGCGGCTTCCGGCGACACGCGAGTGCCGGCAGGCTTCGCGATCCCCGCCGCCAGTAGCAGCGGATTGGTCACCGAGCGGATCCGCTCATGCGTTACCTGCTTGTCATCGCCACCGGACCTGCCCCCAGCCTGCAGCGCAGACCGCCGCCAGCCCATGACCTCCTCGAACTCCGAATCGCTCAACTTCCCCCGCAATTCAGCAGGCGAGCGGCGAAGGAATTGCGCCGGATTGGACGCATACTCATCCGAGTAGGTGCTATACGCAGACCAGTCGGTCCCGCGATCAGCGTTCAGATTGCGCTCCGCCATGTTGCGGAAGAACTCGCGCTGGCGCGGATCGAGCTGCCGAACAACCGAAGGCGGGAGTTGGTCGATGCTGGTGAACCCCTTCCCCAAGCCTTGCGCCACTTCGAACGCCTGATCTTCCGCCGCCTTGCGCTGGCGCTCAAGCAGCGACTCATCGAGCGCGACGCGCCGCGCCAATTCGGCGCGGACGGCTTGCTCCTCGTCAAAGGGCAAGTTGAGCTGATCGACGCGCGCCAGCAGCTTTGCCATATCATGCTCGCGGGGCTGCTGCTGAACGCCGCCGCTCCCGCCGAGCGCGGCCAGGTTCCCCCGGACATAGGCTTGCGTTTCCTGCGGCAGCTTGTCGACGACCAGCCGCCCACCGTTCGCCTTGAGGTGGTTGTCGAGGTTCCCCGGCCCCCAATTATACGCCGCCCACGCCTTCGCGGGATCGTTGCCGTATTTGTTCATGAGCGCGGCCAGATAGTCCCGGCCCACGCGCGCGTCATCTTCCGGCGTCCCGTTCGAAGGCCGCACCCCGAAACCCGGATCGCGCTGGGTGCCGGGCATCACTTGCATGATGCCCTGCGCCCCCTTCGGACTGGTTATCCGTCGACCGCGCGAATCCGTTTCGCGATTGCCGCTTTCCGCCATCGCGGTGATTTGCACCATGCGCGGAAGGACCTCACCAGCCGCTACAGCGCGGCCAGACGAGACATCGACATCATCGACGGTGCCGAGCAGCATATCGACCACGCCCGACGCCTTGCGCGCCAGCAGCGGGCGATACAGCGCGCCCGCCATATCGTTTGCCGCATCGACATCCATCTCATCGCGGTGCCGCGCAAGGAACGCCGACGCCTTTTCGACCTCCCCTTGATCGATCAGCCCCGAGATGGTTCGCCGATAAACGTTGGTCACGGACTCCTTTTCAGCCCGAGCCAGCACATCATCCGACCAGCCGCCTTTAACCGCCTGGTCGCGCAGCTCGGAGCGGATCCCTGCAAGCGCCTTTTCCCGCCGGGTGTCATCGTTCCAGTAGGTTACGGCATCATTGCCATGCTCGGTCAGGAGCGCCAGGCTTTGCCGCTTTTCCTCCGCCAGCAATTCACGCTGGGCATGGCGCGCGACCCCTTCCAATTCAGGGCCGAACCGCGACTCCGCCGCCATGTCATAGATACGGCGCTGCCGCTCGGTGGTCAGCGCCGCGCGCGCCGCGTCGCGCCGAGCCTTGACCTCTTCCTCCAGCGGCTTGCGACCGTTCGCGGCATTGAAGCCCTGCGATTTGAAATAGGCATTCTCACCGGTGTGCAGCCGCTCACGGATCCACTTGGCATCTTCTGCGTCCGCCCGCTTGACCGCCGCCATGTCGAGAGCGTTATCGATTCGCTGCTGTTCATCGGCATAGGTCTGAACGAACGCGCCCGTCTTTTGCAGCGCCTCGCCGATTTGCGCCGCGCCTTCATAGATGCCAGCCGGACGGAGCGATTGCGACGGCAGGCCCTGCAGCGCAGGACCCGACCCCGAGACAACAGGAACCCGCGCCATTACATACCACCCCAGCCGGTGCCGGTGCCGAATTTCTTGTCATATTGGACCTTGCCATAGCGCTGCGCGCCGCCGGCAATCGTTGATCCCAGCTGCAACGCCCCGCTCACCAGCGCCGCGCTACCGCGATTGCGCGCCGCGATAGCCTGCGACCCGAAATTGGCAGCGTTGATGTCGAAGCCCATCATCTCGCGCCGCGTATTCTCGCGCAGCGTCAGCCGTTCCTCCTGCGCAGCGACGGCAGTGTCCGCCAGCAGGTCGGACGCCGTGCCGAACGAGACGTCAATACCGTTCGCCGCCATCGCCGCGCGTTGCGCGCCGATGATCTGCGACTGCCGCCGCGCAGCATTGCGAACCTCGATGTTCCCACGTTCGAGCGCGTCCGCCGCCTTCCGGCTTTCAAGCTCGCGATTATAGTCGGCGACGCGCGCCTCATACCGCGCCTGCGCGTTCGCCGCCAAAGACGATTGCACAGTCCCCGCCGCAGCGAGAGCGGTGGCCGCGATGGTCAGAGTGCCAGGGTCACACATTCACACCCCTCCAGAAAGGAACGAACCGGACGCCGCCGATCAGCACGGCATCATCCCCCACTTCAAAACCCAGCCGCTCGAGTAACAGGATGGCCCGAGCGTTATCCGCAGATACTACATTCTCAAGCCGCCGAAAGCTACCGTGCATCGCCGCAACGACGCGCGGGCCATATTCGAGCAGCGCGCGCGATTGCCGCATCACCTCATCGGTCCCGAGGAACCACGGACACCCAAGGCTCGACGCCAGCGACACTGGCGACACACCCATCATCGCATGCGGGGAGCCGTCGACCATCGCAGTCAGCGCCATCGATGAAGCGGCCAAGCTGAAGCGCAGCGCGGCATGGGGCGAGCGCCCCTTAGCCGCGCACTCGACCCGATCCGCCTCGCGCATCCGGGTTGCGATCCGCCCGACATGCGCCCGCGTCGCCGGGACCAGACGAACACTCACCCGCCGACCAGCGGGTCGAGGTAGACCCCGGTGACCGTGAGAGGCGCGATCCGATGCCGGATAGCCACCGACGCCTGACCGGAGACAATCGGGTCGGTGGTAACCTGATACACGCCCGACAGGAGGGATGCGTCTTCGGATTGCGGAGTAGCCAATCGCGCCTTGAGCGGCCGCAGACGGTTTGCAGGGACCGTGACCTCACCCTCCCGCAGGACGCCGATCAGCGGAGGCCGCGACCTTTCGAGCGCGAGATGAACCTCACTCACCGATTGCGGACGCCCCTTGTTCGAGCCGCCAGCATCGAAGATCAGTGGGAGCGTATGCACCTCGGCATCATAGGGAAGCCCGATTGAGATGACCGAACCCTCATAGCCTTCCGGCAGGGTGATAGCCCCATCCTCGACCAGCAGGTCCTCGACAGGAACCCCGTCGACGAACGCGGCGACCGTTTCGCCTTCCAGATACTCAAGCCCGGTGACAACCGAGACGGGCTCGTCGAAAACGCGCGTCACCGAGCAATCGAGGTGGCAGGCATAGGACACGCCGGCCCACCGCGCCGACGCCATGCGGCAGCGGACCAGCCGCTGCTCGCCGGCAATCGTGAACTCGATGATCCCATAGACCCGGCTTTCAGGCATGCCACCCGCGCCAATCTCAGGGATCGAGCACACGGACTTGACCTTGCCGCCATTGGGCAGCGGGCATGGCGTCCAGCCCCAGACCTGCTGCTCCTTTTCCCAAGTGAAGGCGAGCAGCATGCCATCCGACCGCGCGGCCCAGATCACCGACAGCGGCTCCTCGGCATAGCACCAGGAGACGATGTCGAAGCCTTCGAACAGATCGGGCGAGAAGATGCAGACATTGTCCGACTTCACGCCGTCCACTTCAAAATTATACCCAGCCGCCCGGACCTCGGGCGAGTTGACGGTCTTATAAAACGCGACATTATCGACGACGATGGGCGGGAGCCGCGAGGATCCGCGCCCCGACTGCCGCCGCTGGCGCGGCGGCGGCGAGGCCGACAGATAGTCCTCGTTTGAGCCTTCGATCTTGAAGATGCCATCGGACGAAAACGCCATGAGGCCATTCATCGGCACGAGCTGGTTAATCTCGTTGACGCCTTGAGCGACCAGCCGAATCGAGATTGCATCATCCGGGCGCAACGGTTCGGACGCGTCCAGATTTTCGAAGTCCTGCGAGCGCGACCCATACATGGCATTCGGATTGTTAGAGGTTCGCCCCCACCACAGCCGCCCCTCGAAGAACGTCACGGTCGAGGGATAGTCGCCGGCAGAGGCAAGGGGATTGGCCCCCTTAGGCGGCGCGACCGTCAAATCCGCGTCGATGAAATCATCGCGAAAGGATAGCTCCTCGGTCGCCCCGATGAAACCGAACTCCCCGGTGTTGTTCGCCTTGTACACGCGATACCGGGCGGCATCCGTCACAGCCGACCAGGTCACGGTGTTATAGTTTCGCTTGAGCGATAGGTCGTTGTTTGCGGTGGCGGAATCCGACGCGCGACTCTCTTGCCCCGTTACCGCCGAGACGGCAGTCACCACATAGGAGGCGTCCTGCGGGAAGTAGGCGTTTCCGGAATTATCCGCGTCGGTGTTCGGGCTGGTCGCCGTCGCACTTACGCCCGATGGCGGTTCGATCAGCGGGCCGAACGAAACATCCGAGAACAGCCACGACGCATGATCCTGCCGAGTCAGCTTCGACGGGGCGTGATTGAGATGCGCGAGGTACATCGTATCGAACGATTGCACATGATCGACCTCGGGAAGCTCCACCGCGTTGAACGGCGAGCCGACCTTATAGATGCGCGCGATGCCCATTAGGGGATGAACTCATTCTCGCGCCAGCCACCGCCACCACCACCGCCGCCGCCGGTATTCGGCGGAGGCGGTGGCGGAGGGGCAGGAGGCACAGGGGGAGGGGGAGGGGGAGGGGGAGGCGGGGCGCTGTTCGTTACGCCACCAGTCGAGCCGGTGAACACGCCCCAGCCGGTGCCATCGGCGTCGATCTCGATATGATCATCATCCGGCACACCGGTGACCTCCCATACCTTGCCGTTGAGCTCGGTCATTCCGGCCACGCTGCCAGCCGGGACGAACAGGCGGTCGCCCACTTCATAGCCATGATACGCGACCTCAAGAACGACCGGGTCCGCGTTGGTTGCGCCAGCGATCGCCAGCTCATCCTCAAGCACAAAGCCGCCGAGCGCCAGCGGCTGCATATAGCCCTGCCCCATGGCGAGCGCATAGGTCTGCTCGAAGGAGAACGAGAACGGGAACAGGACCTCGCCCTCGCCTTGGCAGTCATCGATATACCGCCAGCCGGGACGAATGCTGAACCCGCCATATTTCAGGACGACGACATTATCGCCGCGCAGCATGCCAGCGCGATAGGCATCGACGTCGCCGCGCTGGAGCAGGCGACGGGAAAGAACGCCCTTCGAGAAATTGACCAGCGGAACGCGCATCACGGCCAGACCCTTGCGAACGGGCTGGACCAGGCGAGCGGGCTTGCACCGCCGCGCGCCAGCTCGGTCTCGTTGGTGAACACCCCATAGGTCGAGGCGGACTCATCGCGGTTGATATCATCCGCGATGGCGCGGTCGAGCGACACCTCCGCCATCTTGATCAAATCGCCCTGCCGCTGCCGATCCTGCTTGACCGGCATGACGAGGCGCGAGGCCAGCTCATCCACCAGCGCCCGAATGAACATGGGGCGGAACGCTTGCTCCCCAACCGAGTCGGCGATGTATTCCAGCACCGCCGCCTCAAGATTGGCATACAGGGTCGTCCCCGAGATCAGGAACCGCCAGATCGGCGGAACAGACAGGCTGGTCACCAGCCAGGGCGCGAGCGCCTGCCCGACCAGCAGCGGAGCCTCATAGACCGATGGGTCGAGCGTTGCGATCAGCCGCAACTCTTGGACGCAATCGCTCGGGAGCGCATAGGCATGGGTCCACTCGCCGGGCCGGTCGTTCTCCACGGCGGCGAGCGCCGCGCGCTTTCGGGGATGCTTCCACTCATGCCGGTCCAGAATATAGGCGAGCGTCACCGGATAGAGCCGGGCGCACCATTCCGCCTGAGTGCTTTGCTCTTCGAAATCGGCGATGACATCGGCAGGCAGCTGCCCCAGCGCCAAGTTGCAGATTGAGATCTTGTCCAGCGCCACAGCGGCCTCCCTGCTTGGCAGGCTTATGCCACAAGCAGCATCGGCCCGCTAGATACGAGAGAGGGGGCGACCCTTTCGAGCCGCCCCCTCCATGACCCTAGGCCGCAAGCGGCCCCGAGCGATGCGCCACCCTAGCGGGCGGCAACGATCTTGGCGGCAATCTCCGCCTTGTTGTTGTCGGCGGAGACGCCGGCAACGCCGGCATTGCGCGCCATCGCCAGAAGCTCGTCCTTCGAATTTTCGCGGACGAGACGATCCGCCTCGGATGCCTCTTCACCATTGCCACCCCCATGGCCGACCGGATCGATATCGGAATCGCGGCGGATCGGTGCCTCCGGTTCCAATTCCGAAACGAGCGTGTCGGGAAGCAGCGAGATTGCCTCCGCATTGTCGCCCGGACCAGCCGGCATGACGAAGGTGTTTGCCCCCGTCTGACGAGCACCGGACGGCAGACCCTGCGGCATGGTTGCGCCGGGCGCGCGCGGCGCGACCGACGAAACCCGCGCCTCGGCGATGGCATCACCGGAAGCGGGAGCCGCTTCCAGAACCTGCGACTTCGACAGGTCCTTGATGCCGAGGGCGTCCAGGTCGACATAGACCATCGACCCCGCCGGGTGCAGCGCACCGATGGAATCGAAGAAGCCGCCCTTTGCCTTCACGCGCGCAAGAACGATATTCGACATGACCCTACCTCCTTACAAGCCGTTCTCGACCGGGAACGCGTCACCGGACGCGGTGTCGAGGACCAGGAGCGCGTTGACCTTGCCGGCGGTGTGGGTGCCGGACGCGACGTACTGGAAGCCCACATAGCGCTTGGACGTCTTCGGAATGACGACATCCATCACGCTCGCGCCGGCAGTCAGCGCCGCCTCAAGAATCGCGCCGCTCGACACCAGCACGGTGGGCGAGGAAAGATCGGCGTTCGCGCTCTCCACGAGGTTGAACGTCTCGTTGGTTCCGCCGGTGAAGGTGGTATCCACCAGCACCTTTGCGCGGATCGAGTGGCCGATCCCGATATCGCGGGCGAGGCCCGCGTCATAGGAATCCGAATAGGCGGTGCCGCTGGTCAGCGCCTGCGCCTTCGAAAGCCAAGTCTGTGCGTCGGTAATCATTGAAGGGCACTCCCTTTAATTGAGCGTCAGACGACGCGGGCCTCGAAGGTGTTCAGGGCATCGGTACGGCGAACCGGGATGCCATCGAACGTGGTGACCATCCGCCCGCCGATTTCATCCAGCGAAAGGAAGCCGTTCTTTGCCTTGAGCAGCTGACGCCGCAGCATGGCGCGGATCTTGCGCGGGACGTAGAACGCGGCGCGCGTTCCCGGCATCGTTGCGGAATGCACGGTTTCGGTCATCTGCGCCATGATGTCCTGGATATCCGCGCCGGTCGAAACATCGTTGATCAGGAGCGACGCGTCGATGTTCGCGGCGCGGACGATGTAGCGCGGATCCTTGACCGAAAGCCCGCAATTCCACTGGAACCAGTCCTCATAGGCCGGGTAGCGGTTGCCGTTGGCATCCGACACCATGTGGCCCTCGGGGCCGGACATATCGCGATGCTGCAGACCGCCCTCGGACCCCTTCGGATAGATGCCGCGCACGGTCTGCTCGCCCCAGACGATCAGCCAGATCGAATGGTTATCGACGCCGGTGCCGCCCGCGTCGATGACCTGCTCGCCATACGGGCCGGTCAGCGAGTTGAAGCGCGGGGCCAGGCCGTTGAACGCCTTCGGGTTGGTCGCCTCGTTCCCATAGAACAGATACGACGCCATGGTCTGGTTCATCGATTCATAGAACGCGGTCGCCTCATCAAGGCGATACTTGTTCACATCGCCCGACAGCTTGGCTTCCGAGACGTCGATCTGATGCGAACCCGCCAGCTCCGCCGCCGAGTCGGTGATCTGGCCGACCTGCGACTTAGAGCGCGGGACACCCTCGTTGAACGAGCGGAACGCGACAGCCGGCAGACCAGCGCGCACGGTGGTCTGTTCGCCGGTCGGGAGGTTGCCCTCCTTCCAGATCATGTCGTCCAGAATTTCATTGGACTGAGTCAGCCGCTCCGCGATGCGGGCGGGCTTGCCATCCGGGTCGAGACGCTTTGCAACGTCAACGAGCGTCGGAAGGGCGGTACCGAGAACTGCCATCACCTTACTCCCTTACTTTTCGCCGCCATAAAACACGTCGGCATCGGACTTGCGTCCCCCTTGGCCCGCCCCATCGCTGGGAACGAAACCACCCTCACCCATCGCCTTGCCGGCGCGGGACAAAGCACGGAGCAGCTCAACATGGTTGCCGATGCCGCTGTCATCGAGCAGCTGCCGGAACCCGGTGCCGGGCTTGATGCCCATGGCGTTCCAGAACTGCGCGACCAAATCCACGGTGCGCTCGAAATTGGCCCCGCCGATCTCCGGATCGGCGCGGGCCTCGTCCGCCAGTTGCTTGCGAAAGGCGACGTTCGCCTCTTGCTGCCGAGCCGCGCTGCGCTGTTCGAGCAACGGGAGGACTTTCTCCGCATAGGCGTTGACGATGGTTTGCGCCGCAGGACCCGACAGGTCCAATTCGCGCAGGACCGGCTCGACCGCTTCGAACGCTTCCGCGTCGAAGGTCATGCCCTCGGGAGCCGCGATCTCATATTTTTCGGGAGCGCCCAGCGTTGCGGGCTTTTGTTCGCCCTCCTCGCCATCCTTGGCGGCGTCGGCTTCCGCGCCTTCCGGCGCAGCCTCGCCATCGGTCGGCGCGTCGGCTTCCGCGCCAGCGCTTCCAGCGATGCTGGTAACCTGTTCACCGCCGGCGACATCGGCCGCAGAGTTGCCGCCGTCCGCCGTCTGTTCGGCACCAACGGGCGCGTCAGCGGGCGCGGCGACATTGGCAGCGGGCGGGGTTTCAGGCGTCGAGGTCGAGGTCGGGGTCGTTTCGGTGGTCATCGCTTGCTCCTGGTGGTTGCAAATCTTCAGCAAGGGCGAGGCGGAGCGCGTTGCGCTCGGGCTGCGAAGCATCGGCATCGCACCAGCCAAAGATATCGAACCCCAGGCTCCTGCGTCCCTCCAGCATTAGGAGGCGGCGATCTTCGGACCCGTAGGCGGAATGGCTCATACCGCTTTCGAGAAAGACGCGCAATAGGAAGCGCCGGAATTGAGGCCGGGCCAGCAGGTCGGTCATATCCGCCTCGCGCTGGCGCTCCTCGAAGGTCCGCTTTGACTTGGACGCCATCAGCCGCCCAGCATTTGATCAAGCATCGGCTCACCGCGCAGGTCGGTCTCGGCGAGCAGCCGTGCAGCTTCCGCGCCCGACTGCATGGCGGGCATCGATTCCCGCGCCTGCTGGGCCGCGATCTGTTGAGCACGTTGCGCGCGCACCGCCGCCACCTGCTCGGGGTCGCGAAGCCCAGACACCGGAGCGCCCGAGCGCTCCCAATATTCCCGAGCGATGGCATCGGAATCGACGTTGTCGGTGATGTCTTCGAACACCCCGCGCAGGTTGCCGAGGAAGCCGAGCGACCGCTCCAGGGTGCCAAGGCCGGCAGCGCGCTGGGCTTGCGCAAGGATCGACACATAGTCGACCTGCAGCTCCAGACCTTGCAGCTCTTCCGGAGGATCCGGAAACAGACCCATCCGCGAGCAGATGCCGAACGCGCGATCAATCGCGACGCCCAGCTTTTCGACATTCACGCGCTCGATCACCGGCCCGAGCTGGGTCAGTTTCTCCTCGTTGCGCGAGAATATTTCCTGATTGTTCCGGGGCTGGATGCCATCCATTTCCGAGATCGCCATGAACAGGTCGACCGCGAACGCCTCGTCGATCTTCCGGTAATAGCGCGGCATCGAGCGATCCAGCATGTCGAGCGCCTGATACGGCACCTCGTACAGCGGAAACACCTGCGACTTATCGACATCCGACGCGGCGGTGTAGGACCCGGCGCTGAGCCGCGCACGGATCCGCCCCGGCCCGACAAGCGGCGGACGCAAGGCGAGGTCGGTACCATCGCCCAAGCGCTTTGCATTCAGCTGCAGGGCGCGCAGATCGGCGAGGGCATCCCAGCCCGGCCCCATCCCCCAAGGATCGCCACCGCCGACCGTTTCCCAGCGCGCGGCATAGAAGGGCTGCTCGACTTCCCCCTGAACGGACAGCATCCGGGTCAGATGATCCGACATCGGGTCCCAATACATGCACCGCCAGGGCTTGCCCGCGACATCGAGGCGAGCCGGGTCCCACGCGGGGTTAGGCTCGCACAGGTGCATGATATCGAACACGGTCTCATAGTTGCCAGCATCCCACGCCGACTGCATTTGCGGCGAGACGCGATCCCAATGGAGGACGCGCTTATCGAACGCGTCCGCCACGAATTTCTCGACGATCTGCCGGCAGGTCATCGGAGCATAGCGGAGCAGCGAATCGGGATGCCGATCCGCGCCCTCGGCGATCCAGTACTCGCCGAACGTCATCGGATGCGACACCATCCCGCGACGCCAATCCGACTCCATGAAACAAGCCTCGGTGCCGAACAGGCCCAGCTCGCCGTAACCGACCTTTGCCGCCTCGTAGAAGTTGGTCCCTTGCAGGAAACCCTGCATGATCGTCTCGACCTCGCCCAGCCAATGCTTGACGGCGAACACATCCATCAAGTCGGAGTCAGCGATCTTGAGGCGGAACCAGGGGCGCGACGGCGACGAAAGCCCGCTGTTCATCCCGTTTGTCAGGATCCGCGAGGCGCGGGTCCCATGCCCGTCCAGAAGCCGAGGCGAGGTAACGCGCCGCCCCCGGCGATTGCCAGCGCCTCGCCCGGTGCTTGGCATGAAGCGCGTCCGGGTCGGCTGAGTCAGCTGCGAAATTTCTTCGACCACCGGGTCGATGTCCGCGCGTTTCGCGCGCATCGCCTTGTCCCGATTATCGGCATGGGTCCGCAACCGCTCATTGAAGATGCCCGGCCCCTCCTTGGCGTAGCCAACGCGAGACAGGGTGGGCCGCGACACCATCAGCCGAGGTAGGGCTTGCCGCCGCTGGCCCCGCCAGCGGCTGCGCCCATGCCAAGCGGCGAGGCCGAGCCGGACGCCGAGGTGAGGATCGTTGCCAGCATCCCGCGACGGCGAGCCTCGTCATCCTTCGACCGACCGCGCGCGGGATCGCTTGGAGCCTTTGCCATCTGCCGCTCAGGAACGCGCGGGATATCGCCGCCACCACCGCCCATGCACATCAATAGTCCTCCCACACAGACCAGGGATCGCTCGAACGCCGGGACTCGTTCACTTGCTGCAATTCTTGAAGCAACGTGGCCTCCCGCACCGTATCGATCAGGCAGAGGCATACAGCATCGCCATCGTCAGGGCTACGCCCGATTTTCTTTTGCATATCGGCTTTAGGCGCGATCTGAATTTTGCCGCCGACAGGGAACCAGCGATAGGACGCCAAGTCCTGCTCAAGCTGCGGATCATCCGGCAGCATCAGCGCGTCATCGCCCAGCTCTGGGTCGAGCGCCTCAGCGAGCCGCCAGACGAGCTCGGCCCGCTTGTTCGCGAAACCCATCCCGGACTTGAGCGCGCGGCCAGTTGCCCCGGTGGCCACGTTCACCGCCACGGACTGGACGCCTTGCTCGACGAGCGCGTCATGGGTTGAAGCACCGTAGCCGATGACATCGACATGAACCGGCGCGCTGTTGCGCCGCCACCGGATGACTTCACCGGCACCCTGATTGCCGGTCTTCACCTTGGCACCCGGATACCGGATTAGCTCATCAACGAACCGCCCATGCCGCCGAGCGATGACGAATTTATCCCGCCCGCCGCGCGCCACATCGACGCCCAGGCTGTCCATCGGCCCGACCTTGAACGCAGGGCCGAGCGCCCTTGCAGCTTTCCACCGAGCCATCGACGCCCGGATGTGGGCGGTCGGGATCACTTGCCATTCATCGTCCTGCATACCAGCCTCGAAGTCGCCGTAGAGCATTTGCGAGCGCAGCGGTTCAGGCAGCGCCTGAAGCTTTGCCAGATAATCCGACGCCATATAAAACGGGTTGTCCGTTACGCGCGCCGGGATGAAGGTTCGGGACATGGGCCGAATGACCAGGACACCGCGCGCCCCGCGATATTCAGCCGGGTCGAAGTCATATACGCGCTCCCCATTCCCGCTCGGGTTGGAGATCGACGAATCCCGATAGACGAAGGGCCGGCCATCGGGGAGCCAGATATCCTCGCCGCCAACGGTAGTCACCCAGCGCAGGACGCCGGGAGGGGTCGGATACATGGGGTGGCGCTTATCCAGCCAAGGGCCGAAATACGACACCACCCAACGCCCCTCGGGCCGCGTCGGCGGGTTGAACGTCATCAGGATGCGCTGGCGCACTTTCTTCGAGGACCGCAGCCAACCGCACAGGTAGCGAACCTGCGCCTCCAGCATCTCGGTCACCTCGTCGAACACCTTCAAGTCATGCGGGCGACCTTGGAAGCGTTTCTCATCGCCGGGATTGGGGAAGCCGCCGAACTCGATCTGCCGCCCGCCGGGCAGCTTCCAGATGGCATTAGAGCCATTATAGCCGCCGCGCGATTTGAGCAGCTCCTCCAACCGATCCACAATCGCAGTCAGCTGGGCAGCTTCCCGGCGATAGATGATCGACCGTTGATGATCGACGAGCGCGAGGCCGCAGGCGAGGTCGGTCTTGCCGCCGCCCGCCGCACCGCCATAGCCAGTGACATCCGCCTCGGAGTAATAGGCTTCCGTTTGCGCGCCAGGGAGCGGGACCCAGCTCTTGCCCTTTGCAAGCAGCGCCTGAAGCTCGACGCGCTCATCAGGCGACAGGTTGGACAGCGCCACCCTCACCTCATCGACCGAGAAGGACCGCAGCGCGGTCACTGAACAGTCGGGGTCTTTCCCTTCCCCGCCCGCAACCCTTTCTCGATCAGCGCGGAGACGCGAGCGGCAACAGCCACCTCGTCCAATTCTTCCGGCTCGGCAGCATCGTGCTCGACCTTGGCGGTCGTTGCCCACCCCCCGCGCGTATTCAGGAAGAACATGATCGCGCGCAGCTCGTCCGCCCCGTTCGCCTTGGGGTTCGTTCCATTGATGAAGCGCATCAGCTTACCCACGACCATGGTCTTTGCCTCTTCAAGCCCATGCTCCAATTCGGACGCAAAATGCTTGACCAGGGTGTCGACCGAGATCGAAGGCCCGCCCTCGCCATTCTTGATCAGCTTCGCGATCAATTCATGCGGGGTCCCGATTGCCGCCATCATCTTGACCTGTTCCCGCTGGGTGTCGGTCGGCTTGAAATTCGGGATGCCGGGAGCGCGGGCCATTGGCTTACGCCTTCCCCGAGGGCGCATAGCCCACAGCCTTGCGCGGCGCTTGCCGTTCAGCGGGAGCCGCAGGCCCCCGCTGCCCGACGATCACCTCAAGCTCATCGCCTTCCGCCAGCGCAGCCATCGCCCCCTCGCGAGCGGCGGCGACCTCCCCCAGCGTTGCCACATGAACGGTAACCTTCACTTTGAAAGCCCCTCGCTTTCGACCCGGCGAGCGCGGACGCGGGCGACCTCAGCCCCAGCCCCGAACGCCGACAGGGTTGAAAGAGCGGAGAGCCTGGCCTTGCGGATCGCCTGCTGCCGCTTCGACGCAGGACGACCGCACACCGTCCCCGCCGCAAGGTTCCCGGCGAGGACTTCCCGCTCGACCTCCAGCGCCGCCAGTTGCGATGAGAGCGGCGCGGTCATCGCGCGGCCTCGCCGTTCCCCGGCGCTGCGCCCTTGACGATGAACGCCTCGGCTTCACCCGCCATGCGCAGAATATTCGGCAAGGTGTCGCCGCGCGCCTTGAGCAAAGCGATGACCAACCGCTCGCGCAGCTGCGAACCGAGGACAGACTGCCCCCGATAGGAGCACCCGACAGGGTCGCCCTTTTCCGGCTCGCCTTCAGCCGCCCAGAGACGCCACATGGGCTTGACGTGCGCCGCAGAGCCGGCAGGATCAGCGACTGTCAGCAATTCGATTGCCCCCCGCGTCCATGCGAGCAGCGCCCCAACCTGGAACCCAGCCTCGGCAAGCCGAGCATTGAACGTATCCTCGGGCAGGGCGGGAACCATCCCCGCAAATTCTCGAATTTCCGGGCTTGCCCGAACTTCACCAGGGATGGGATCTCGGAAGCAGGGATAGCACACCCAGAAATCATCGGGGTTGAGGAGCCGAGCATCCAGCAGATCGCTTCGCAGCGGGGGACAGTCGCCGCGAACCGCGATGACCCCTTTCTTGATCGAGGCCCACACGATAGCGCGGTGCATGTTTTCCGCTTCCGACGCGAGGGCGGTGGTCTCGCCCTTGAACGCCCCAGCCTCGAATCGCAGGTGCACCGACTTACCCGACTCGCTAGGAGTGGCGACGACCGTCACATCAACCTTGTTTTGCATTACCCGTTCCTTTGCGTTCAGCCTTGATAGCGTCGAAGGTCCGGCCATCCCCCTCCAACGTTGCCGCCTTCCCCGTGAAGGCTTGCCAGCGTTCGACCGCGACATCGACGTAGCGCGGATCCAGCTCCACAGCCAAGACCGAGCGCGCAGTCATCTCGCCCGCGATGATCGTTGTTCCCGAGCCGGAAAACGGCTCATAGACGAACTCGCCCGGCGCGGTGTTGTTCTCGATTGGACGCCGCATCGCTTCGACCGGCTTTTGCGTCCCATGCCCAGTGTCGTTCTTGAGATGCTCGATGAACCACACGGTGGTCTGCTTGCGGCCACCGCGCCAGCGCGCGGTCGCCCCTTTCTTCACGGCATAGATCGCGGTCGAATGCTCCTCGGCGAACCGACCATCGGGATCGTTCGATTGCCAGCCATCATCCTCGCCGTCGCGCACGGCATACAGCGCAGGCTCATGCTGCCAATGGAAATTGCCGCGCCCGATTGCCATCCGGGTCTTGACCCAGATGATCTGCGCGCGAGGGACGAGGCGGACAGCTTCCAGCGACTTAGCGACCGCGACCGAGTGCAGACCGCCATGCCAGACATAAGCGACATTGCCGGGGAACAGCGCCCAGGCTTCCGTCCAGTCCGCCTTATCATCGTTCTGCACCTTGCCGACCGCGCGCGTTGCCGAGCCGGCAACGACCTTGCCCGACGACTTGTGCCGCGTGACACCCGCCGCATCCTTCCCGGTTTCGTTCCGCCACGCCGGATCATAGTTGACCCCATAAGGCGGGTCCGTTGCCATCAGGTTAGGCCGATGGCCGTTCAGGACGCGCTCAACATCGGTCGCGACCGTTGACGAACCGCACAGCAGGCGATGCGAGCCGAGCAGCCACAGGTCACCTGCTACCGAGACAGCGTCATCAGGGAGGGGAGGGGCGGCATCGGGGTCGGTCAGCCCCTCTGTGGGGCTTGCAAGCAGGTCCGCAAGCGAATCGGGATCGAACCCCAGAACGCCCAGGTCGAAGTCAGCCGCCGCGAGCGCGGCGACTTCCTGACCCAGCAGGGACAGGTCCCACCCGGCATTTAGCGCGAGCTGGTTATCGGCGATGATGTAGGCGCGACGTTCATCGGGGGACAGGCCGGACAGGTCGATGGTCGGCAGCTTGCCACGCGGCAGCGGTTCCCGCTTCCCCGGACCAGGCACATCCTCGCCCGCAGCCCACATCTCCATTGCTGCTTGGCGACGACCATGCCCGAAGATCAGGCCATCAGCATCCACGCCAAGCGGAGTGTTGAACCCGAACTGACGAAAGGACGCCTTGAGTTGTTCGATCTGTTCTTTCGAATGGGTGCGAGCGTTCGCGGCATATGGGACGAGGTCCGACGCCTCCCGCATTTCGATTGCCAAGCCGCTCAAGATTGCCCCGCAGATTTTATAGGTCCGATACTCGGCAGGGAGCCTACACCAGTTGCAGGCGAGGCGCTAGGGGGGCGGCGACCACCACAGACGCCACCCCCGGCACGAACGCGGACGCTCCCAACGGGGAAGGAAACGACCGGCACCGTCGATAGCAGCGCAGGTATCGCGAGGCTAGAGCAAAAGCACCGCCCGACTTTCTCGCGCGCGCGGTTATAGTATTCCCCCCTCTATGGGTCACCGGCCCGCGCCAGCGGGACCGGCGACCCCGGTAGGGTATGGGGAAACGCGAAACCGTCAACCCCTTTTAACAGGCATCAGGATACCCGCCCAACCGGCGAGGACTCGGCGCTTAACGCGCCGGCCCCCGCCTTGGTCTGGCCCAGCACCACCGACACCGAAGGGCGAGTGCGACGACGACCGCCGGGGCGCGAGCCGGGACGCTTGTGCCTTTCACAGCGCCGGTTGAGCGAGTGCATCGACAGCGAGGTTCGCACGACGACCGGAGCCTCGCAGCGCGGGCAGAATGTCACCCAGACCAGCAGCGACGTCCAAGACCCGTCTTGCCGTTGATGCGGCTCGATTGCCGACAGCCGGTATTTCTGACCGTCATAGGTCAGCACCGTTTCGAGCGGCGGGACCGTGTCGAACACATGAACCGGCTCGCTCACTTCGACACCCGCTCGGCCAGCAGACGGCGACGATCCGGCGAGGTGACTTGCACCCCGTTGAACCGGCGAGCGGCGCGATACGACCGCCCCTCCCATTGGAACAGCGCCACACGGCGCGAGGGCATGGCAGCGAGGGCCGCGTCGGCAGCGGCGAGCAGGGCATCGGACATTGCGGGAAGCTCCTTGAAATGTGCAGGGAGAGGATGACGCCGGGCCAGATCGGGCGCAGCATCGTGGAAGTCGCGGTCAACCCGCGTCCCATCTTCGAGGACGCGCGCCAGGAACGGCAGGCCCGCGTCGCCTTCGACAATAACGTCGCGCATCACCACCACCCCGCCCGCTCACCGACCGCGCCCAGCACCGTGATGCAACCGATCAGCAACAGACAGCCGCCCATGCACCACGCCCCGACGAGCTCGAACTTGCGGCCCTCCTGCTGCACGACGATCCACCGAGCGCGCGCCGCATCAGCGTCGACGCGCAGACGCTCCCCAACCCGACCGAGGCGCTCGACCTCGGCCAGCGAGGGCGACAGCGGCAAAGGCGCGGACTCGCTGAGCCATTGCGCTCCGGGATCGCCTCCCACTTCATTGACGTCCATTTTCCCGCCCCTTCAATGAACAGCGTGACGGCTGGCGGACGCGGCGGGATAGCCCGGCACAACCGCGTCGAGCGGTCGCACCCGGAGCCACGCCGCCTCGGCATCGGCCAAGGCTTCGAGCGCCGCGACAGGATCATCGGCCCCCGGCAATTCGCGCAACAGCCGATCCCGCGTCGCCAGCGTGAGCGCGCACCGGAACAAGCAGGACGAACAGCCGGCACCGCAGCCCGGCACGGCACGGACAAGCCCGGTCATGGCAGCACCCCCAGCACCTGGAACACAGCCAGCGACGCAACGCCGACGAGAGCCGACGCCATGCCCAGCACGGCGCTGAGCGCAAACGAAATAATCAACCTCTTCACCCCGTCTCTCCTTACCTTCCGCACCTTTCCGCACTTGCGGTGCGGAAAGTGCGGACCCGTTGAAAACGCTCGCTTATTCTTCCGCCGGATCGATGAACCGCCCACGCACGACGCACGGCTTGACCTCCGACTTGCCGACCATCCGATCCTCGATCCGAATGATGTCGTTCTCAAGCCAGGCAGCGAGCATGGTGACGAGCTTGACCTTGCCTTCACACTTCGCAACGGCGCGATTGGGTCCGCGCTCGAGCGGAATGTCGAGCAGATCGGCGACCACAAACCCGACCCATTTAGGCGACGCCGAATGCGCCCGGCACTCTTCCGGCCCCGCCGCTTCGATCTGTTCCTGCACCCAGCGCAGCTGCTTGGCTGAGAACCCGCCCCACACGCTGGGCGGCACGAACCGGGTCAGGGTCGCGACCTGATCCTCGGGACCGGGACAGCCGATGTCGGCATTACCAAGCCCGACTCCGACCAGCTTGAACCAGTCCAGCTGGCCGGCAGGCGGAGCGCGGTTATTCTTGCCATCCGCCATCGAGATGTAGGAGCGGCGCTCGCGGCGCGGGACGCCACAGGCGTCCGCTTGCTCGCCGTCCATCTTGTTGATCACCAAGGCCGAGCGACATGCGTTGATCAGCGACGACGCGCCGCGCGCATCCAGCACAGTCGCCTCGCGGCCCTCAATTTTCTTGATGTGGTGGGCGAGGCTAATCGAGCAATTCGCTTCCGCAGCGATCTCCGCCCATTTCTTCGCGACCTCGTCGATCATCCCGTTATCGTTCTCGGGGACGCCATGACTTGAGACGAAGGGATCGATGTCGAGGTGATCGATCTGCCGCGCCTTCAATTCGGCGATCAGCGCTTTCACATTCGGGGTGTAGATCGCGAACCCACCCTCCTCGGTGCGACCAGCGAGCCGCAGGATCTGCGGGGAATAGTCGCCCTCGCCCGGCGCATTGCGGACAGCGGAATCGAGGAACAGCCGCTCGCCCAGATCTTGAGGCTGGACACCGTAGTGGAGCGCGAACGCCGAATACATCCGCTCCAGATGCAGGCGCTTGTCCTCCAGGTTCCAGAGCCACACCCGATGCGGGCCATTCCACACCCGCTGCCGGAAGCGTTCGACCCCGGTGACCATGCAGAGCGCGCGCGCCATGAGGTAGGTCGACTTACCCGCCGCGCCCGGCGCGATCAGCGCCGACAGGTGGCCGCGCTGCAATTCATAGCCGTAGAGGAATTGCTGCCGGGGCAGCGTTTCGGGAGGGCGAGGGACAAAGGGCGTCGCCCGGATCTTGACCGCCTCCTCTTGCCCCGGAAAGGGGACCAACACCGCGCCGCCTTCGATTGCCGAGCGCCCGTCGCCATTGAACTCGCCTGCCATCACTTAGTCAGTCCCCGTTGAAGATCGTTCCAGTCATCGAACTGCGGCGGCGGAAACGTTTCCCGAACCGCCAGACCGCGCAGCAGAAGAGCCTCGCCAGCTTTCCGCACCGCGACCTTGCCCGCCTCGTTGTTCTGCCCGAGCAGCGTGACCTCCGACACGCAGTCAGGCAGACCGATGAATGGCATGTTTCCGGTCCCGAACGCGACCCAGCAAGGCCGCTCGGGCATCATCTCCCGCGCCGACAGTCCATCCTCCGGACCTTCCGCCAGATTGATGTGCGCAGCCGCAGGGCCAAGGCGCAGCGGCGAACCGCGCACATTCCCCCATGACCGTTTAGGCTTGTCGGCCTTGCCGAGCGCCGGATCGTTCCGCGCGAAGAACACCCGCTGCACCCCAGTCACCGCCCCGATTCGATCTTGCGCCACGCAGAGCATCGCCTCGAAAGACGGCCCCCATTCCCCGGTCTCAGGGTCCCGCCACTTCGGAACGACCGCGAGGCGCACCGTATCGGGCGGCAGCAGCATGATGCCGCGCGCGCGCAGGTATGTCGAAACCGGGTCACCTGCTTGAACGAGGCGGGACTCAGCGACCCAGCGGCGCGCGTCTTCGACTTGCGCCAGCTTGGCGACGCGCGTCGCCAACTCTTGCTCCTGGCGCACGACCGGATCGACCGGAGGCAGCTCAGACGAATCGAGCCAGCGCAACGCCTCGACGAACGGCAGGTTGCAGGCAGACATGACCAAGGCGATGGTGTCATGGTTAGCCCCGCAGCCGAAGCAATGCGCGAACCCCTTCGCGTCGTTCAGCTTCCAGCTTGGCGTCCGCTCCTTGTGGAACGGGCAAAGCCCGACATACTCATGCCCGACGCGGCGCGTCGCGAAGCCCAAGCGATCCGCCACCGCCGAAATGTCATAGCGAGCGCGAATGCGGTCGATGACCGCCGGGCTGATACGCGGCCTATCGGCCAGCATCATGCGGCAGCTGCCTGACGGACGGGCCGGGAGAACCCGAGCGCCTCCAGCGCCGCCGCGCCCTCGCGCGGGATGACACCCGCCGGCCAGTTGACCGGGTCAGCCAGCCAGAGCGACACCGCTTCGAACGTCGCGACCGACATGCCGGGCCGCTCGAACAGTTTTGAATTTGCCACCGCGCGAACGCCCAGCGTCTTGAGCGACACCGCCTCATCGGTGCGCCGCCCGACCGCAACCCAGACATCCGCGACCGCGCGCAACTTCGGAAGCAAGTCCATCCACATCACCTTTCAATGGTTGATGCCCAGACTTACGCCAGAACGAAACAACGGACAAGTGCCCGTTGACGCGGGCAATTGTTCGCGGCATGTAGCCGATGCCCTTACAGCAGCGTCACCGGGCAGGCGCGGAGAAACACGATGACCACCACCACCCACGCAATTGCGATCCTTTCCGCCGCGCTTGGCGTCGGACTTACCATCGACGGCGAGCGCGAATGGCGAACCGCGACGTTCAGCGGGACCGCGCTGCAGCTGCGCGCAGACGCGCAGCTGCCCGCCATCGGCGATGACTTCGAGGTTTCGATCCCCGGCTATTTGCTGGCGGACATCCAGGCCGAGGGCCGCACGATGCGCGCCCTGCTGCTGGAGGATGCGGCATGAGCCACTCGGTCACCTTCACCATCACCAGCGCAAGCCGAGCAATCGAGGACGCGCGCGGGTCGATCAAACTGGCGCACGGTCTGCTGGCCGAGGTTTCCGAGCAGATCTACAGCCTGGCCACGCCCGGCACTGCAACCACCTCCGCCCATCTGTTCGCGCTTGCGGGCAAGGTTGACCTGATCGAGCAGGTAATCACCCACAACATCGCGCTGATCGACGCGGCGCTCGCCGCCGAATAACCACCACACGAAACGGGAGACGAACAATGCAGATCACCACCACCATGCTGCACCGCATCGCGCACGACGAATACAATCGTGCCAACGCCGCGCCCGGCGCGTTCGGCACCGCCGCCCAGCTGCTCAGCGGCTTGTCGGTGCTTCCCAGCGTCACCCCCACCGAGCTGCGCGAGAAACTCGCGACGCTTCGCGCGCGCGGCTGCATCACCGCGACCAACATTCACAACGGCCCGGTCCCCGCGATCTTGGACCGGATCGACGCCGACCTCGCCAGCATGGCCCGACCGAATCCGGCCCCCGCGATGGTTGAGCTGTTCGAGAAATGGAAGCGCAGCTGGCTGGCCTTTCATCACGCTGCCCCGATGGGCGACCGCGAGGCAGACGCGGCCAGCGACGCCGAGATGACCGAATGGCAGGCGCTGATGATGGCCCCATGCACCACGCCCGGCGACTTCATTCTCAAGCGCTTTGTCGACCTCGCATCTGACGACAGCACCTACCGCAACGCCAGCCCGACCCTGCTCAACCCGAGCGCCCCGCACAATGGCGGGACCAAGGACGCGATTGCGCTGGCTTCCGCGATTGCCGACCTCGACGGCTGCGACCTTGGTCGGTGCCTACAGGCGCTGGGCCGCGCAGACTTCGACGCGATGGCATGGCTGGAGAACGCCCGCGCCATCGGGGCGACCGTTACCGTTATGATCGAGGCGGACGGCAAGCGCGCGCTCTGGCAGCGAGTGGATCTTGAGGACGGCGCGACCGAGGCGCAGCGCCGCCACCACAAGCTGCTCACGGCATTGCTCGGCGGGGACACTTGGCAGGAGCGCACCAGCGCAGTCATCGAGGCCATCGTCGAACACTTCCCCGAACAGGTTGCGGATCTGCGCGAGATGCTGCCCGACATCGCCGACGCGCTCGGCGCGACCATCACGGCGGAATGAGGACCAAGCGATGAACGAGAACCCCAGAATCGCACAGGCAGAGACTTGGCTGGCCGAGTGGCGCGACATCGGCGGCGGCATCACCATCACGAAGGAAGGCAACCTCGACACATGGCGCTGGGTCCGCACCGAGGACCAGCGCGACATCGGCAGGCGCGCGGCGCTTGCCGAAATCGCCGAGCGCTTGCTCACCGCATTGATCAAGGAGCCTGACCTGATCGGAACCATCCGCGTCATCGTTTCAACCCGCGCCGGCCAGATGGCCGGGCATGGTTTGCGCGGCATGGGGTACACTCAGGACCAGCACGGCAAATGGCACAAGGGGAACAAGGCATGACCCGGCGAAGCGTTACCAACCCGATGCGCACCTGCGCAGATTGCGACTTTTGGGTGCAGCACAGCAAGAGCGATGCGACCGGCGACTGCAGGGAAAGCCCGCCTCGGATTATCGACGCCATCGTCGACCACGAACTGCAGGACGACCCGACGCGCGTGATCAGCGACGCGATCATGGAGGCGACCCGCTGGCCGACCACGGTCGAGCATTACAGCTGCGCGAAGTGGGCGCGGATCGGCGGGGACTTACCGCTGTGAAGCGCGCAGCCAAGCCCGACACGGTCGCCCGGCTCGCCTACGTCAAGAGCCTGATCGCCCAGATGCGCGGAGCCATGCCGACCCATGCCGCCGAGTTGCGCCGCGAGGCGACCGAAGAACTCGACGAGCTCATGAAGGCGCTCGCATGACGTTCGCGCGAGGCGCAGACCCGAAGCGCCGCGTCATCGGCTACCAGCCATTGACCGGCGCACCGAAGGGGGAGGACGGCAGCGTCCTCCTCCGTTACACCTACGAGGACGAATGGCCCGGCACCCGACAGGCAAATGGATCGCGCACAACGGAGGTCGACGGCCCGACACACAGGGCCGGAAAATCCTTGCCCGCATCCGATGCCAGGACAGGGGCGACGCGCTCCGGCGCGAGCCGCAGGAGCCGAGCTGGTGGCGACGATGGAGCCATGACGGCGGAGCCGGGGACATTGTGGAGTATTGGATCACATGACGAGCAGCGATCACCGGGAAGGCGTCCGCGAAGGACTGCGGCTGGCGCTGGCGACCTTGGCGAGCGAGGAAGCAAAACTCGAACGCCGGCTCGACACCGGAGCGAGCAGCCAGACCCGCCGCGATCAGCGTGTGCGGCACAAAGCGATCCAGACTGCGCAGACCCGCATCCGCACCGCACTCAACGCCCAGCTACGCGCCAGCGCAAAGCGCGGCGATAGCGCCATCCCGGAGATATGGGCCGGGATCGCCCGGCTTGGCCTTTGACGAAGGAACGCACATGCCAGTGGAACTGATTGAAGGATGGCCGGACCCGCGCCCGATGCGCGACGCGCCGCACAATGGAACGCGGCTGCTGGTCGCGTTCAGCCCGCCCAGACGAGGCTACGCCCCATGGACCGCTGTCGCGCGATGGGTGATCCCCGCCGAGCGACCTGGGAAACCGCTCACCAAGCTGCAGCGCCAGATGTTCGACCGTTACGGCGGATATTGGGCCTCGGGCTGGCGCGCAGAGCGGATCATCAGATGCCGCGCGCTTGGCTGGTGGGAACTCCCCACCCTCGATAACGACATGCCGGTGGAGTGAAGGACATGCAGCTGACAGAAGGCGAGATCGCGCGCGCGACATTCTGGGTGCGGCGATGGAAGATGGTCGGCGGAATTTTCGTGGTCACCGACGATGGCGTAGCAGCCGAGCGCCAGGAGCATGCCGACCCGGCGGTCGAGCAAGCGCAGGCCCGCGCCGCGCAAGCGCTGCTTGAGGAACTCGGCAAGGACCATAAGAAGCGCGCGCACGTGATCTCCTTGATCACACACGCGCTCGACCAGCGGGAAGCCCGGCAGGACAACGACCCACCCGAGGCCGCATAAACCCAGCGGACAATTGCCCGTTGACTAGCAGGTTACCTGATGGCAATGGTGGCGGCACACCACGAACGGGACCGCCACCATGACCACCACGACGACCAGCGAAGCGCATGCCAAGATTTGCCCGGAGTGCGGGCGCACCTTCCACACGAACCGCCCGGCCAAGGTCTTTTGCGACGAAACCTGCCGCGTCGCATACGCGAACCTCAGCCTTTCGCGCGGCAAGCCGGTCACCCCCCTGCTGGTGACTTGGCGGCGGCATCGCAACAGCGAGATCGGCAAAGCCGCGCTTCGCGAACTTTGCCGGATCGCGAGCATGTACATCGAGGAAGATCGCAAGGACGGTCGCGAATGCGCCCTGCAGGTCGAGGCGCTGCTGACCGGCTTTCACGTTAAGAAATTCGACCGCCCGGCCCGCGCCCGCAAGATGAGCAAGGCAACGGCAGCGGCCCGCCCAGAGAATCGCGCAACCGCTTAACCACCACGAACGGGAGAACAGACCATGACGAACGCCCTCGCCCCCAGCTTCCCGCCCCTGCGCCCGAAGCAGCAGCCCCGCGTCATATCGATCGCGACCAGCAAGGCTGCGCCCCTCAAGATTTTCAGCACCGTCCCCCCGCGCTTCGGGGTCTTCCCCGTCGAATACGACTGCCCGATGTTCCGGGCAGGCGAGGTCGCGGTCTACGACGAGATGTGGGACCACCACCCGCTTGAGGACGGCGGGATCTACATCATCGAATACCAGCGCCCGGCAGCGGGGATGAGCTGGGAGGCTTGGGGATCGTTCGAGACGCGCAGCCGCCTCGACATCCGCCGCAGCATGATCACAGCCCGCCGCAGCGCGCGCGATCCGCAGCACTGGAACGCCAGCCCCATGGCCGCGACGAACGGACGCGGAATGATCATCGGGACGGATGGACCCTATCAGGATTGGCAGCTGGCCGGCCAGATCATCGGCAAGGTGGTCGGGATCTACAACCCAGCCGCCATCGGTTGAGGATCGCCGCCAGAACGGAGAAGGGCCGGGGCTTTCCCCGGCCCTTTCTCATTGCCCAGCGTAGAAGTCTCGAAGCCAAGCCGCGTTGGACGAGCAGGCGAACAGCAGCCCCTCGATACGAACGACATAGCCAGCAACCACGCCCTCGCGCGACCGGATCGAGGCGACCAGCTTGACCACCTCGCCGCGCGCCTTGTCGAGCGTCGCCCGGCTGTCGCCCGGCACTTCGACCTGCGACCAGTCGATCACATGCTCGGCAGGCACCGCAGGGCGCTCGCCAGCCGCCAGACATTCCAGCCGCTCGGGCGGAGGCTTGATCGGGACAGCGACCCGCTCGGTGTCACATGCCGTTAGCGGCAGGGAACAGAGCATCGATAGGGCTAGAGCCATTCGCAATCGCGGCATCAATCGCCTCCTTTTCCTCTTCGACTCTTGCCTGGTGTTCGAGCAGCCGGGCGACCTCGTTGCGCGTCGCGCCCTCGCTTGCGACCGACGCTTGCTGCAGAGCCTTGTCGCTCGCCGCCTTCCACGCCGCGTCGGTATCCGCAACGCCGGCATCATAGCGGGAGTCCCCCCAGGCATCGAGCGCCCAGACGATGCCGCCCAGCAGCAGCAAAGGAAGCACCACATAGGCGATGACCTGGGCGACGCCACGGCCCACGCCCAGCCCCACAAGGAGATTGATCACTTGCCCTCATCCTTTCGATTCAAGGTAACCTGATCGCCGTCCTCGATTGCGCCGGGAGCATCGCCGCCTCGGCCATGCCGTGCGACTTCCTTGAGCGCGTCAAAGGCCCGCCCGGTGTTCTCCGTGGCCGACTGGTTCTGCTGGTTCGCCGCGAAGTGGAACGCCCCCGCCATGTTGAGCAGCCCGGTGATCACCAGCGCCTGCAGGATGACCTCAAACAGCTTCACCTCCCAGAGCGACTGCTGGAAGTAGGCCATGACGATCAGCAGGAGCGACAGGGCAAACAGCCCGACCGTGAAGTATTGCCGCTCGTTCACCGCGCCCACTCCCCGGTCTTGCCATGCAGCCAAGTCAGGAACTCGCCCACGGTTGCGCCCCGGCGCTTGCCGTCATCGACGCGGGTCAGGATTGAGGGGTTAGCCTTGGTCGCCCCCGGCCCAGCGATGGCAGACGCATCGGCCTTCACATCCGCCCCGATCACCGCCGCAGCGGTGACCGGCCCGAAGAAATGCGCAGCATAGAGCGACGCCCGGTTAATCGGGATGCCATGCTTTGCGAGATACGCCGCGTTCTTGGCGGTGAAGGTCTTTGCCCGCGCCAGCTGCTCCTCCGGGGACGGCTTGAGGCCACCGAACGCGGGACGCAAGGTCGGGCCCCACTTCCCGCCCTCCCCTTCCCAGGTTGACCGGATGAACTGGTAGAGGCCCGAGGCGCTCGACGACGCCGCCTGAATATACGGGCGGTCGCCGCTTTCGATCTTCGACAGCATCGGCCAGTAGGAATCCGGGATCTGCGTCGACACACTTGCGGGTGCGCGAGCGGGCGGCAGCACCTTATCGAGCGCGGCGAGCGTTGCCTTGCCAGCCCAGCCGTCAGGTTCAAGCCCGGCGCGTTCCTGAAAGAGCCGCAGGAAGGCATCATCGTTGATCACGGTCATTGATCGTTCCCCTTTAGCGTTTCGTTCCGCTCGAGCGAGACGAGCAGCGCGGCGAACTCAGGCGGTAACCCCGGCAACGCCTGCCCGGCATCCAGGGCCGAAAACTGCATTTGGCGAACCTGCGCCATCAGCCCGCTGATCAGGTTCTGCAGACGCAGGACCTCCTCCCCATGCCGCCGCGACATTTCGGACATCTCATCGCGCAGCTTGCGCTGGCCCTCCATGCATTCCGAATGCCGATCATCCGCCGCCTTGATCTGCCCCTCAAGCCGCTCGATCTCGCGCGTCCGGTCGGCGCGTTCACGCGCGACCGAATTTGACCACGCCTCAAGAACGGGCGGGAGGCCCTTCCACCAAGCGATCAGCGTGATCGCGACCAGGACCCAGACACCCACGCCGCCCGGCGTCCAGTTATGAAGGAGCAGTTTCTCAATCATCACGGTTTCGCTTCGAAGCATGCTGTCCGAGACGGACGAAAAAGATGGCGATCAAGGAAAAGACAAAGAACACCACGACACTCATTTGCACCCCCCGAGAAAGACACAACTACCAGCTGAAGCGCATAGAGCGCGTTCAGCGCATGGATGTAACCAACCAGGAAGGTGCCGCCTGACACCTCATTCCCCGCATGCAGCGCGAGCCGGAAGTAGGCGAGGGCCAATACCAGCGCCGCCCAAGGCTTCGGATTTTCGGTCCAGATCAGCAGCGCGAGAAGCGCAACGGCGAAGTCCGCCAGAGGTAGCAGGTGCAGAGCATCCCACTGCCACAGCAGATTGGCGCATCCCCATAGCGCGAGCAGGGCGCATGACACCAGCCGCCGCGCGCGGTCGGCGCGGCACCGCCACGCCGCACCGCAAGCACCCAGCCCGAGCGCCATGGGGACGATCCAGATCACTCGCCGGGTTTCTTCGGGCGAGTGGGCGGGGAAGGGCTCGGCGTCGGCGTCGGCGTCGGCGGAGGCGCGGGCGGGATTTGATAATCACTCGGCATCGACGACCTCCCCCACTTCACCGGCCAGCGCCGCATCCTCGCGCGCGGCGCGGCGAGCGGCGCGCTGCGCCTCCTCCGCCAGCTTGGTCGCGCGCTCCGCCTCGCCCTCGGCCTCGCGCAACCTTTCAGCCTGTGCCGCCATCGCTTCCCGCAATTCAGCCACCTGCCCCCGCAGGCCGAACGCTTCCGCGTCCAGCGACGAATTGATCGCCGCCGCCGCCTGCAGCTGCGCGACCTTGGTCGCCAGCGCGGCAGCGAGATCGGCATCCTCGCCGGTCAGGATCGCCAGGAACTCATCCCGCGTCGCCGGCTCCGCATCCAGAACCCGCCGCGAGCCGTCATCGTAGACCGCCTCGCGGCGCGCTTCGACGCCGGCAATCTCGCCGTCATCATTCAGGCAAACCGCAATCTGCCGCGTCTTGATCTCCATGCTCAAATCCTCCGTTATGCCCAAGCGGCGACAATGCGCCAGTTGGTGCCGTCGCAAATGACCTCGCCCTTGTTGGAACCGCCGCCCGCCGCGACGCTCGCCGCCGTGGTCGCGTTCAGATCGGTGACATACGCCTTTGCCCCCGCGCCGACCGTTGCGGCCGCAGGAAGGCCAGCCACGGTATAGCTGGGCAGCTTGGGTGGCTTGGCAAAGCGAGTTGCACCGATGCCGGCGTCAAGCTCGAAATAGACGTTGCTCCCGCCGACCGATTGGTAGTTGCTTTCGAATTTCAGCTTGTCGCCATCGCTATTATCATAGCCGATGACCCAGCTCGTTCCGCCGCCCTGGTTGGTGAAGAACACCCCCGCGTCGTTGGTCGAGCCGGTGCCAACCTGCAGATTGAGCGCGGGGATCCCGGTGGTCGAGAGCATGTGAAAAAACACCTTGCCCGAGACGCCGGTCGCATTGAAGAACGCCGCATAGGCGTCCCCGGTCACGGAAGGAAGCTGGGCGTTAATCGCGCGCATGTTCGCGACGCCGCCCCCGGTGATGTTCAGATCGATGCCGACATTGCCAGAGCCGCTCGGCGTCGCCGCCGCCGAGCCGTTGATGTAGAGGCCCGACGCCGGGATTTGCACATTGTTCTGGGCGTTGATGTACGGCAGCGGGAGCAGCGCGTCCGCTGCCGCGTTCCGCTGCACAGCAACCGCGCGATTATTCGTGCCGAAGATCAACTGCGGGTGCGGCTTGCCCGCGCCGTTGTCCTTGAACTCCATCGAATTGCCAAGCGCGCCGAAAAAGATCGCGATCCGGTCATCGCCGACACCGGACATGAAGCGGTACAGGTTCGCGCGCATCGAATAGTCCGCGCCCGCGCCGTTCCAGTTGCTGATCAGGTGCGGGATCGTTCCCGAGAACAGGCGGTACTCTTGCGTCGGATCGCTCGCCGGGAACATGGAGCTATGAAATTCGACCATGAACGGATCGGACGGCCCGCCCTGCGCGAACTTGCTCTCGATCCGATAGGACGCCGACGGCATGTCGGTATTGAGCGGGGTGAACGCGCCGGTCTGGTTCAGACCGAAATTCATCACCGTGTCCCAATAATTCGGATGTCCGGTCGGCCCGTTGGTCACGCGACCCGACGCAATGGCCAGACTGACGCTGACCGCATCATTGCCCCCCGCGCTGTTGGTCTGGGTCCCGAGCGCGGGCGCAGGCTGAATGAACATGATCCGCGACCAGTTGCCGGTGCCATCGACGGACGGAATGTCGAAGATACCGCCAGAACCGAAATTGACCTCGCCACCGACATACGACACGACCAGGACCCAATTGAGCGCGGTCGTTCCGAGCGTCACCGGAGCAGGGGTGGTCAGCACATAGCCACCGCGATTCGTTCCGCCGGTGACCAGGACGAACGCGCCCTGCCGCGCCTCAGCGTCCGAATCGAAATCGGCTGGCCGGACCCAGCTGCCCGACTTCATGACCCACGGCCCATTTTGCGCGGGAGCCGTCTGCGCGGTCAGCAGCACCCGCATGTCCGCCGCGCCGGCCACGCCGCCGATGGTCTGGATGCCGGAAAGCGAGACGTTCGAAGTCGCGGCGGTAGCGCACGGCCCGCCCGCGAGCGCGCCCGAAGTGAGCAGCGCCTCGGCGAACGCCGCCTCGAACTCTTGCAGCGTCGTGATGGGAACGGGGACCAGGACCCCATCCTCATCGAAACCGAGCGCGTCGCCAGCCGACGCACCCGACAGGTCGCCGATCAGCAGCGGATCGCTGCCCGCCGGAAATTTGACCGAGCGCCGGGTCAATTCGCGAAGGGCGAGCAGCCCGATGGCGATGCGATCAAGCACCGGATTGAGCGTCGACGGGAGAAAGCCGCTGTTTGAAAAGGTGGCGTTCTGCTCGAAGGACGGAGCCGGCTCGATGAAGATCGAGCCGGACCCCGTTGCAGGCGCGGTGGAGAACACGACCGCGCCGCCCTCCCCGTCTTCCGCCAGGGTCACGGTGAACCCCGACACGATGTCGGTCTCGACCCCGCCGACCAGCCGATAGACACGGACCTCGCTCGCGCTGGGGACCTTGAAGTCGAACGGGAAAGAAACCGTCGCCCCGTTCGGGGTGAACGGCCCAGCGAGAACATCGGTCACCGTCACAGTCATGCGCTTACCCTTTCGAACCCCGCGCCTTCTATCACCGAAGGACGCGCGGCGCTATTGTTCCTGATCCTTTTGCGGCCCCTTGATGACACCTTTGGCAACATCGCCGGCATCTTCCGGCTGTTGCTCGCCGATTGCCCAATCGTAGAGATATTGCGCTGTCGCGCCGACCTGCCCGGTGGGAAGCCCAACGAAATAGCCGGGCGCGGTGATTGCGTTCTGCAGCCAGCGGTCGGACGGTTCATCCCCCTGCGCGACCTTGAGCAAATCCGAACCGGGGCGCATCAATTCATCGAAGGCCCGAACGATGGGGGTGGTTGCGCTGAAGGACGGCTTACCCATCACCTTGCGCTCGACAGTCCCCATGACGTCGCGGATCACCGGCACACCCATCCAGAGGCCAAAGAACATCTTCCGCATGGCCCAGAGGAACCACGACTCCTCGGATTCCTCATCCGGCCAATCCCCGGTCAGGAACGCGCCGACGACCGGGGCGACCATCAGCACCCAGAAGGTAGTGCTTGCCGCCTTGCGCCAATCGCCCGCGCGCGCCGCATGGATGGCCTCGCGCTGCTGGTTATATTGGACGTTCCAGTAGGAGTAGAACAGCGTCATCACGCGCCACGCTTCCGACCCGCCCTGCAGCGCGGAAAGGTCCGCCGCGCGGCCAGACGACTGCGAACGCCGCACCGCCTTATCCGCAAAGGCGATGGCTTCCGGTTCCGACATTCCCTCATCGAGCGCGCGGCGATACCCGCCGAACCAAGTGGGCATGTCGACGACGAACAGCTGGATGTTACCGATCCCCCAGAACGCGGCGGCGCGCGCCTTGTCGAGCGCCCCGCTGCCTTCCGACAGGTTCTGGAAGAATTGCCGGACATCGCGGTCGAAGTCGGTCGCGCGCTCCGCCATCATTGGCGAGCGCGTGAACACAAAGTCGCGCAGCTGCCCAAAATTTCGGGCCATGTCGGCAGCGCCGAGCGCAAGGTATTTCGGGCCAACCTCGCGCGCCGAGACAGCCAAACCGCCTACCTGAGCCAGCATGGTGGTGAAGCGGAACCCCAGCCCGACCAGGGTAGCGTTGACGCGAAACTTGCGCATCAGGCGGTCGATAGCCGCCAGCTGCATGGTATCCATTGCGGCATCGTTCACCTGCCGGTGAAGCCAGGGCTTGATCTGCTGGCGATATTCACGGCCCAGCTTCCGGTCGATCAGATCCCGGATCTTGGCATGCCCGACAAACTTGAGCGTGTCTCGGACCCAGCGACCATAGGCGATGCGCGTCGCAACCCGGTTCACATGGTTGAACAGAACCCCCTCAAGCGAGAGCATCAGCGGAGCCGCCGCCTCGGTGCGAGTGATGGTGTGGCCCTTTGGCGTCGAAACGACGCGGCCCATCTGCCCCATCATCTTGACCGCATCGTCTTCATAATTGGCCTCAGCCATCGCCGACCGGGTCGGGTCATAGACCACCGGGAAATAGCCCCCGTTGATCGCGCCGAACTTGGTCTGCACGATCCGCGGCTCAACCTTTTCCGGCTTGATACCGGTGATCTCCCGCTCGGCCCGAACCACATGCGGCCAGAGCGAATCGATCTCGCGCCACACCGCCTGCACGAACTGCCAGTCCGCCTCGTTCATCTCGCGGTCGAGGACCGCCATGACTTTCTCAGCGGTCCAGGCGTTCGCATCCGAAAGCCCCCGGCTTTCGCCACGGACCAGCTTGGAGAAATTCGACTCGTTGCCGACATTCAGCGCAATGGTCAGGATCTCCGAACGCTCGAACACGGTCGGGGTCTCTTCCAGCGTTTCCGGGTTGCGGTTCATCAATTCCGGAACCACGACACGCTCGCGCATGCGGCGCTGCTGCGCCTTCGACATGCCGGTGTAAAGCGACGCCAACGGCTTGAGCACAGTGTCCAAAAGCCGCTGCTTTTCGTTCGCCGCCTCCTGCGAGCCTTGCACCAGCAGGCGGTTGAACACGCCGTTGACGTTGCCGTTATCGAGGTGATCGGCGAGGAACTCCATCTTGACCAGCGCCGCGTCGATGCCGCGCGCCCGGCTGCGCAAATCAGGGCGCTGGTTGCGATCCGCAGTGAACTGGCGGGCCGGCAGGCTTTCAGCCTGCGCGACCGCCTCGGCGACCACATCCTCAAGCTCGGCCTCCTCCTTTGCCAGAAGGAGTTTCTTTTTCCGCCGCCCGAGGTGTGCAATCGACTGCACGGCATCATCGAGGCCGACCAGGTCGTCGACCGTCACATCCTTGAAATTGGTCCGCTGGAAATCGGCCAGGCGAGGCGGGATAAAGACCTCCTCGCCCTCGGCCTCGCGCGCCGCCACCCAGGCACCGAACGACACCCGCTCCGCGCGGTCGCGCCGGGATCGCGGCTTGAAGTCGAAGGCTTCGAGCAGATCATGGATGCGATCCAGATAGTCCGGATCCATGGACGGCAGGGAGCGAGCCTTGGCATACTTCCCCATCCGCCGGACGATGACGTCCACCTGATCTTTCGCCGCCTTGGCAGCGCGCCACAATTCGCGATGGTGCAGCTGGCGTTGCTTCGCCACCAGCGCCGCCGCCTCATCCCCGCGCCGCAGTGCGTCCTCCGCTTCGCGCGCCGCCTTGGCCTCATTGCGTTGATGGCGAGCAAGCGCCGCCGCCGTTGCCTGCTCGCCCACCTTCCCCTCGCGAACGGTTCGCTGCGCCCATTGGCGCACGACATTTACCGGAGAAGGAACCTGGTCACCTAGTCCGCGCCGAATGCTATCGCGGCGGGTTAGGAGCCTGATCTCGGTGGCGATGCGTTCTGACGCCTTGTCGGAGTTGATCGCGGCCAGCGCCTCCTCTTCGATTGATCCATCGTTGAGCAGGTCGCCATACCGCTCCAGCATCGAGGCGTCGGTGCCGATGTCGATTGTTTCCTGAAGGACCGACCGGCGATCTTGCTCCACCCGCAGCTCGCGCTGCCGGCGCTCGATGCCCATGAGCATGTCGACCATCTCGCCGCCAGTGCGGAAGCCCGACATCTCCGCCAGCACATCGGGATGAACACCCCCGCTTTCGACGATGGTCGGCGGGATGCCGCGCGGCATCAGGACCACCGCGTCGCTTCCGTACTCGTTGACGAACGCCTCGCGGTTCAGCTGCACCCGCTGCCCGCCGCGCCCGCGCAACAGCGCGAGCGCGCGGAACTCGGGACGATTGCGGACCTGCTCCTCGACCTCGCGCCGCACCGCTTCCCGGTTACGCTTCCATTCCGCAGTCCGCTCGCGGCGGATCGCTTCCATCGTCTTGAACAGCAGCGCGTCGAACGCTTCCGTTCGAACAGTCCGCATCGAGTCCTCATAGGCCGCGAACTCGGCATCGGTCATGCCCGCCTCGGCGGCAGACTTGAACAGCAGCTGCGCGCCGGGCTCGGCTTCCGCCTGCGCCAATTCGGTCTCCGTCGCGAGCATGCGGTCCATGACGCGACGGACATCATCGGTCAGCGGCGCATTGAGATTGACGACCAGCTTATAGATGCGGAGCAGCCAAGCCCGGAACGAGGCGAACGCCGACTGGAGCGCCGGCGTCGGTGCCTTGCCCTCCATGAAGTAGCGCTCCATGCCGCGCGCCCACATTTCATGAGCCTCGACCGGGATCCGCGCGCCAGGCGCAAAGCGATGCCCCTCACTCTCGAACCACCGCCGCACGGTTTCCCAATCGGCGCGGACCTGTTCAGGAGCATCGGCGGCGAGCGCGTCGGCCCG